AATGTTCTATAATAAGACTGTCTGGGGTAAACCCCAGCGGAGAGGAAACACAATATGCCGAGACTTGAGAATTGGGAAATCGTAGTCTGTGCGGCTGTTCCGGCGATTGTCGCCGCGATCGTGCCTAGGAAAGAACTGGAAAAGATGGCCCAAGAGCTGCCACCGCGGCTCTGCGGCGATCTATACGACGACGAGCTGCAGCGGAAGGGTTCGGACAGCAAGGTGATGGAGGGGAGTCGTATCACGACCAGCGTGTTGAAGTCTTACGACCTCCGGGAGGGAAAGGCCGTGACCCAGAACACCGAGTACCAGTTGGGTGTGGCCGATGCCGACTTTGCCAAACACATGCGCGAGCATGCGCCCGAGGCCTTTGCTACGCTGCTTGCGGCTGGGCGTATTCCGCTTGAGGCGATGGAGTCCCAGGCCCAGGCCTGAGACCACCGAACCACTTAAAACCGACGCGCTGGCTAGCTTTGCCCTGGCCAGCGCATCTTTATGAGAGGAGATCGTATGAAAAACGTTTTGGATATGCTGCTCGAGGAGATGAAGCGCAGCGACGACTTCAAGAGTGAGCATTACGGCGCTATTGGTGGTGAGGACTATCCCGACATCGCTGACCAGGTGCTGAACAACCACCGGGGAGCCACGCTGCTGATGATGGCTTTTATGAAGTCCACCTCCGGCATTCCGAAGATGGCTTGCTATATGCAGGAGCACGGCATGGACGGTGAGACTCTGGAGAGCGGAGAGGTGGTCGCGAAGTTCATGCGCGATAACTTCGACACCTTCCGGCCCTGGCTGGACATGCTCTATTGGGGCATCAAGATCGGGCGTAAGCTGGAGCGTGAGGACGGGAAGATTGACGAGACGCTGAAGCGGATGGAGGAGACGCTTGCGGAAGCGCCGGCGGCTGCGGCCACGAGCGACCGCGGCCAGTGCCCGGTCTGTCACAAGCCGATCGAGGATGGTGATGAGCTGGAGATGGCTGGTGGGCCTCATTGCATCTGCACCGACCCCAAGTTGAAGGATCACCGGAAGCTTTTTCGCGTGGCTCCCAATGGAGAGACCGAGCGCGGCTTCGTCGGTAATGACGGCAAGGAGCATTGGCTCTAACCCCATAAACGACTGAAAACAGACTGAATAAAGACTGTAACCTTGGCTGTTTACACCTCATCTAATAGGTGTATAATCGTGTTATGGGGAGGTGAGGATTATGCGGTTGTGGTTAGATGATGTACGCGATCCCGAGAAGCGGGAATACTTCGGCGTGAATGACGAAGTGCATCTGCCTTCGATGAACTGGGTCTGGGTGAAGACCTACGAACAGGCGATCGCCGCGCTCGAGACCGGTGAGGTGACCTACGCCTCGCTCGATCATGATCTGGACTTTGCTTGCCCGGATTGCGAACGGGCGTTTGAGAAGATGCGCAAGGAAGGGGGCAAATACCACGGATTCCAGAACGGCTACGTTTGGGATGACCGGCATTGGGAGCCTTATCTGGTCTGCAACCACAAGAACGGCTATGATGTGGTGCGCTGGATGGATAAGCACAATGTATGGCCCGCGCAGGGCGTTCGGATTCACTCCGCCAATGCCCGGGGAGCTGCGCGGATGAAGCAACTGGTGGACGCGCACTACAACGCGCTGCGCACAGATGGGGATGGAATCTAAGACTCCATCCCTTCTCTCTTTAATAGCTCCGTGACGGAAACCTCACATCTTTGGAATCGAGCCAACGAAATTAGGGATCGACTTGTGCGCTGGCTCGAGGCGCGAGAGGGAAAGAGCATCTACGGCAAGTTCAAGCGGATCGACATTCTGCGAATGGTCAAGCTACAGGTGTGGAGCTGGCGCTATCGGCTGGAGATTGAGGAGATTCTGGACCTGGTGGTGCCCTACCTGCGTGATACCGTAACGACCAAGCAAAAGAAAAAGTATGGCCTGGGCTGTTCCATCGCCTCTCTGACCGGTGACGGTAGCGAGAAGATTCTGGTGAACGCTATCGCCCAGGAATATCCCGATGGCGAGCACAAGTACGCCTGGCGCCAGCGTGAGCAGCAGCGGCAGCTGGAGGCTGAGCGCCTTGAAGAGAGCGACGGCCTCGTTGTGAAGGAACGCGCTCCGCGGGGGATTCTCGATTTCGACTCAGTAGAGGAATTTCTACAATATAGTGCGCGGCGTGTGGAACGTATTCGGAGAAAACGAAGCGCTGAGTACGGACCCAAACGCAGGAGCAAAAAATACCGGGGCAATCCCTGGTTGTGAGGAGAACACCATGAAGAAGAATGATGTGAAGAAGAATGATGTGAAGACGTTGCTCGAGTCGGCATTGAGGCAGATGCCTACGAAGGCTGAGAGCATAATCGTGATCGCCGTCCCCAAGGACAAGAATATAGCCGGCAAAGGAAACTGGGTCGCATCGACTATCAGCGATCCTGTGGAGCAGCTGCGTGTGCTGCACGAAACCTACGCTGGTTGGGCGGACAAGATCAGAACCGACATCTTGGACGCCGACGCCGTTGTGATGATGAAGATTGCGGCCGCGGCTCGAGAAGCGGAACAGCCGAAAGCGAAGGCGACGGCGAGAAAAGCTGGGAGGTAACCGTATATGGAGATACCGCGGCCCTTGATAGACTGGTTCCTGCGGAAGTTGGTGCTGAGCCGCAACGGCAGCTTTGGGCCGCGAATTCTCAACCTTCCCAGTGGGCAATCCTTCTACGCTTTATACAGTGAACAACAAATGATCGACAACCCCATGCCAGCCGATGGCGGCTGGTCGTATTGGAAGGGGATACAGGAATTCCCCCTCAACTTGACTGTAGCGCAGTTCATGGAACTCGTTGTTGAGCTGGCGGTGGTGAAGATAGAGAAGGGCGAGTGTGTGGCTTTCGATGGCAACGGCAAAGAACTTGCGTGGCTTGTGAGGGGCCATCCGGAACTTGTGATTAGCACTATTCGAGGGCGTTGATCTTAGAGGGAGAAAATGGAAGCTACTTTAAGGCGGCAGGTGCTGCGGGCGGCGGTACGCGACCGTATGTTTCTAAAGACCGTCTGCCATGATGTATCCCCGAATGACTTTCCCGACCGAGCTGAACAGATCGTCGCTACCATTGCCTTAAAATTCTGGGATGAGCACAACGAGCCTATAGGAGCCCTGCTCCGCTCCGATGCTGAGGATGCCGCTCGACACCAGCGTCTCAATCAGGAAGAGCGCAAGCAGCTGCGCCAGCTGATTGATGACATCCAGGGAACGAAGATGGACCTGGTGCCGATCAAGGCGCTCGAGGATCGGGTGTTGGCTCTGAAACGCGACACCTTCTTCGATCACGCGTTGGAGCAGGTAGTTACCGCACAGGAGAAGGGCCGTCTGGACGCGACGGTGCTTGAGGATATTGTCGAGCAGGCGCGCCGGGAATTGGCTGATCGCGTCTATGTAGCAACCGACTACATGGATGAGCTGGAAAAGCGTATTTTACGGCGGCGGCTCAACCAGGACACTGAGAAATATCCGCGGTTGATGATCGATCCGATTGACGAAGAGATACGCGCCATCGGCCGCGGCCACTTCGCTATATTCGTCGGCCCCTATTCATCCGGCAAGTCGCTGTTCCTGATGCACGTGGCCATGGCCTACGCGATGCAGGGACTGAATGTTATCTATGTCACGCTCGAGGACCCGAAGGACATTCTGGAGAACCGCATGGACGCAAGTATGGGCGGCATCCCCATGTCCAAGCTGAACCTGCTGCCAAACCGACTGCGGCATCGCTTCAACAATCTAAAGCAGATGATTCGTGGGCGCATCAAGATTGTGGACGCGACTGAGGGTGGCTTTACCATTTCCAAGTGCGAGAAGATGTGGGACCAGCTGCGCAGCGATGGTTTTATTGCTGATGCGATCATCATTGATTACGATGAGGAGATCGAGTGTGAGAAGAAATTCTCTGGAGAGATGCAGCGCAAGCAGGAATTCATGGAAATTTACAAGCGCATCCGCCGTATGGCCAAGAAGCTGGACGTCCTGGTGTGGACCGCATCGCAGACCAAACGTGGAACCGCCGACAAGAAGGTGATCACCGGAGACATGGTCGGTGAGGATATTTCCAAGATCAAGAAGTCGTTCCTAGCTATCGGGATCGGGAAGGTTCCTGACGAGGACAATGTGACGAATCTCTACATCATGCGCCATCGGCTCGACCGCAGCAAGTTTAGTGTCGAGGTGGTGAGCGATTTCGCGTCGGGCCTGGCTGTCGATGCCGAGGCCACACGGCTGCGGATGAGAAAACCAAAGAGGTGACTATGGAAGACTTTGTTAGCTACGGGCAGTACAAGAAACTCTACGACGTGCTTAAGGCGCTTGTGGATCGTCTGGATGAGATCGAAGCTGACGACAGCTACAAGCACTTGTTCTATCTCGCCTTTGTGACTGGAATGAAGTACACCGGGCCGAACTGGCTAGACCAGCTCAAAGCCGCTAAGAGGATTTTGAAGGGGGAACCGAATGCGTTACCTGATGAACGGACAGGAAGTTCTACCTGAGGACGTCAACCAGCTATTCGAGAATATTGAGAAAAAGACTGGGCTGGACCGTGCGATGGCTGAAGCGATTTTGAGCGGCGGAGCGCCGATTCGGCATCCTAACTTCAATGTCCGCGCGCTCCCGGACTATAAGCGTGGGATTCTGAAGTGAGGCCAATTCCGCAATTCGCTCACTCGCCCGAGTATCTGCGGACTCGTAATGATCTGCGCCTGCGTTTGCTGCTGTGCGGAGAGGAGATGCGGGCGCGATACCGCTGTCCGGTTTATCTGTGCGGCTCCGGTTTGGAGACCGCCGACCCACAGGATTGGGACATACGCCCGATTGTCGAGAGCGCCATCTTCGGCGCCTACGATACGCAGTATTGGGGAATTGAATCGGCCATGCGTACCGAGGAGCAGCGGAAGATGAACCTGCTGCCATTCGATGTGCGTATTTATCCGGATCGCCTCTGGTACTCTGCCAACGCGCTGCGGCTGGATGACCTGGAGTTTGCAGCCGAGCCTGTGGAGGCGCCACATTCCGAACCTTCGGCGGAGTGTGTCGAAGAGAACAAGCGGATGATCGAGGCCAACAAGGACAAGCCTGAATTTCACATCTTTCTAGGCGCGATGCTCTTTTTGCGGGGCGACAAGCAGACCGCGCTGCAGGCCTTCGTGAGAGCGCTTCAGCTGGACCCGAATAACGCTGGGGCCTGGCTCAATCTGGGTAATGTGTACTACGAATTTGGGGAGTTCCGCCGCGCTGCGATTTACTATCGGCGGGCGCTTTTGCTGAAGCCGGACTACGCTAAGGGGTGGATCAACATGGCCAACTCACTTTCGCAGTTGGGCTTCTATGCCTCCGCGCTGCCTTTCTACGAGCACGCCATCAAGCTGGACCCGACCATTCCTGATGCCCACCATAACCGGGCCAACTGTCTGACTGCGCTCAAGCGCTATCCCGAGGCTGATGTGGCATTGAATCGGGCATTTGAGATCAAGGCCGACCAGCCCTTCTATTTGAATACCCTGGGCAACCTGCGCAGCTCCGAGGGATACGACTACGCCGCGGCTGCTGCTTATAGAGTGGCGATCATGCTGGCTCCCAGGCACGCGCCGTTGTATACGAACCTGGGCAACATCTACGCCAACTTCGGCCGCTCCGAGGAAGCTGTTTTGAATTACGAACGTGGTCTGCTGCTGGACCCGAAAAACCCCGGGGTTCGATACAATCTGGCGCTGGCCTATCTCCGGGCTGGGAACTACCGGCTGGGATGGAAGGCCTACGAGGGGCGCTGGGGCTTTCGCGATCTAGGAGTGAAGAAGCGTGAATTCCCACAACCACTGTGGAAAGGTGAGCCGTTGTGCGGGAAGAAGATTTTGGTACACGCCGAGCAGGGTCTAGGTGATACGATGCAGTTCTGTCGATACATACCGTTGGTAGCGAAGCGTGGCGGGGTCGTCTATTTCGAGGTGCAGCACGGCCTGCAGAGGCTGATGGCGAACGTGGATGGGGTGCGTGTCGTATGCACGCGCGGCTTGAAACTACCAGAGTTCGATGTGCATTGCCCGCTGATGAGTATGCCCGCTATCTTTGAAACCGACATCGACACCGTGCCCCTGAGCATTCCCTATGTCCATCCGTGGAAGTGGGAGGTCGAGAAGATGCTGAAGCGTTTTCCTCGAACCGGCCGCTTGCGGGTAGGCATTAGCTGGGCTGGGAATCCTAAATACAAAAAAGACCGTGTGCGATCGTTCTCGCTGCTTGAATTCGCGCCGCTGATGGAAATTGACGGTGTCGATTTCTATTCCTTGCAAAAAGGAGCTGCCGCGCGGCAGATCGATAAATACAGCGGCCAGATTCGGGTGATCGACGCTTCATCTGATGCTGTTGATTTCGCTGAGAGCGCCGCGTTGGTCGAGACCCTGGACCTGGTGATCACCAGCGACAGCGCACCCATGCACCTGGCCGCCTCGATGGGCAAGGAAGTGTGGCTGGCGCTGGCTTACCTACCCGACTGGAGATGGATGGCGTCTGGAGACAAGACGCCCTGGTATCCCAATGTGCGTCTGTTTCGCCAGTCTGCCCCCGGAGACTGGCGGGGAGTTTTTCTGGAAATAAAAAATGCGTTGGAGAATAAAATGAACGTCCTTCGTGTCACGCAAGACAAGGTGGACTGCGTTGTGATGAGCGGGCTAGCGCCCGACGTCGCTAAGAGAACCGCGAACATACTCAACTCCAGCGCCGCTGCTGGAATCGCTTTTATCACTGATGGGGGAGAGCATGATTCTGGAGGACATCCTAAGTCAAGCTGGAGTGAAGTACCGCCAGCTGCCGGGCCGGCAAAATGAAGTTGTGCTGTGTTGCCCGTTTTGCGGCGACACCGAATTCAAGTTCGGCCTGAATCTGGAAAATGGGAAAGCCCACTGCTTCCACGGGAGCTGTGAGTGGAAGTCGCGCAGCGTGGTCTATACCGCGCGCGAGCTCTGCAAGGTGTGGGGAATCCCCTTCGACTGGCGGCTGCGTCTGAGCGCTGCTAAGGCTGACGAGGAGCCGATAGTAGAGGAGCCAGCGCCGGAGCCAGTGCCCGCCGGGTTGCCGGACGAGTACGAGCCGTTCCATTGGATCGGCCAAGAGGTTGATGGACTCGAGAGGCGGGCCTACGACTATCTGCAGCGCCGCGGCGTGACCGATGCAGAGATTCACGAATACCAGATCGGATTCGCTGTTGTGGGAAGATTCGCCTGGCGCGTGCTGTTCCCGGTGATTGGGGAAGACGAACTGGTTTACGGTTGCGTGGGCCGCGACTTCTCCGGTGAAGGCGAACCCAAGTATCTCAATACCCAGGGAATCAAACTGCTGTGGAACGCGCAGCACGAGGCGCGTACGGCTGTGGTGGTCGAGGGAGCGCTCGACGGCATAAAGACCAATCGTGTGCTGCGGAAGTATTTTCGCAACTGCGTCTGCGTCGCCGATCTGGGCAGCGTGATGACTCCACAACAGATGGCGCAGCTGGCGAAGTATCGGCTGGTGATTCACTTTCCCGACTTTGACACGGCGGGGGTAAAAGGAGCCATGCGACGCGCTGAGGAGACCGCGGCGGCTGGGATCGAGACCAGGATTGTGGAGCCGCCGACGATGGACGGCAGCGATCCAGACAGTCTTGATGAGAGCGTGATTGTAGAGTGTCTACGCCGGGCCAGGCCATGGACCCGGGTCGAAAAATATAGGATGCGGCTAGCGGCACTTAGATGAGGGCTTTATGCGAGCAAGTGGGCCTCTCGAAACTTACCTGGGAGGATGTTAGGTACATCCGCAGGCATTACTCTAAGGGTAAGAAAAACGGGCTAGCCAAAAAGTTCGACGTGAGTTATGGGCAGGTGTGGAAAATTGCAAACGGATTAGTTTGGAAGGGTGGAGAGAAAACGATATGAGAGTGATTTGCATCGATGCACGGAATATGTGCTACAAGGCTGGATGGGTGGGTAAGCGCTTCAGGTCATCGGGCGGTGAAGAGACCGGCGTCGTACACGGAATTCTCTTGGGCATGGCCGCCATCAAGAGGCGTTATCCGCTGGCTAAGTTTGTGATGGTCTGGGATGGCCTGGACAGGAAGAACAACTGGCGATTGAAAATCTTTCCGCAATACAAGTCGAATCGTAGTGAAAGCATCTCGCAGGAGCACCGGGACCTGCGTGAGTCAGTGACGCGGCAGATTGGGCTTGTGAAGGAGCTGCTGTTGTCCGTGGGCGTTCCGCAGATCGAAATTCCGCTGCTCGAGGCCGATGATGTGATCGGGATACTGACCGAGAAGATCGCGGCCCGCGGCTGGAAGCCAATGGTTTTCTCCTCCGACCAGGACTATCTGCAACTGATGGACTATGGAGTGGAGATCATCACCTCCGCATCAGGCCCGCCGATCGACGAAAGGGCTGTGAAAAGCAAGTGGCGCTGCACCTCCGAGAATGTGCTGCGTCTGAGGTCGTTGCTGGGGGATTCTAGCGATGGCGTGCCACGGCCGGTGTCTGGGGTCGGCCCGGTGGCTGCGGCTCGCTATATCGAAGCTGGTGTGACCCCAGAGGTATCCAGGTTCGAGGACATGCCACGGTCTACCCGTGAGCAGGCTGAGAGGCTGCGGGAGCAGTGGCCGCTGATCCACATGAACTACCGGCTGATGCGCATTCTTAGGGGGTGCCATGACCCGGACTTTCCCAAAGAGCTGGTGGCCCAGGTCAGTGTCGAGACGCGGCGTGTATTGAAGGCACTGGCCGAGCCGACGAAGCTGAAGCCGAGCGACTATCAGGCGATGCTGGACACGCTGGCCAGGCTCGATCTACAGGAGGCCATCGCCAACCGGCGGGATATTTGGAACCTCCAGTCCTCTAAATGACTGAAAATAGACTGAATAAAGACGTTGACTTTACGCCCCAGCGCGGTAGAATTATGACTGGTTGAGGTGAAGACTATGGCAATGAGCAAACAGGACTTTATCGCACTGGCTGATTCGATCAGGGAATTCAATCGCACAGCGTTTTGGGGAACCGATAAAAACGGGGTTCAAGGCACAGGGAACGCCCCGCTGCAAGGTGATGCCCTGAAAATGCTGGCCGACTTCTGCCAAAGGCAGAGCGGACCGGGCGGATTCAAACGGCAGCGGTGGATGGACTATATCGCTGGCGAGTGCGGCCCGAACGGCGGCCCGAGGGGTGAGGCGAAGCTGTGAAGAAATGCCAACATTGCCGAGAGGAAGTTTTACCGGGCGACGCTATCATGGCGTTCAACAACGGCGACGTGATCATGCACCGTGTCTGCGGACTTCGAGGCGTGATCGGCTCCGTGGCGCATCTCCAACGCCGGTGCTCCTGCTATGTCAAGGGATCGACCGAGGACGATCCGCCCGAGATGACACGCCGCCAGGCCGCGGAAGCAGCGGTTACGCTCTGGGAAACACAGAATCTAGGTAGTAAAGATGGGCCGAAAATTCACAGTTGACAGGAGCGCCCGGCGGCGCTCTACTGTGTATCTCTCTCGATTTCGTTTTGAAGGTGAAGTCTATGCAAGTTTCTCCTCTAGTGGACAGCTGCCAACGCCTAATCCACCAAAAAGCCTTTCGTACCTACCATCGAATCGCACCGGAAAACCGGCGCTGGATCGATCCTGAGGACGTGATACAGGACGGGATCATCGCTGCCTGGGAAGCCGAGCAGCGCTACAAGAAGAACCGCGGCGCTAAGTTTTCTACCTATCTCTACAACGGTCTGGACATGCTGTTCTCGGGGAAGTATACCGTTCCTTTGAGACAGAAGAAGCGCCAAGCGTCGCTGCTGGAGCTGGACGCGCCGTTGCAGCTTGAGGACGGTAGTACCGCGCTGCACGAGTCCATTTCCGATGACGAGCATCCCAGCCAGTCCCCAGACAAAATGTTCGAGGCCATCTCCGGGGTTCTGCGGGTCTGCCATTCGATCCCGCCCTCAGCCCTGAGTTTCTTTCTGCAGGTGATCACCGACGAGACCGGACGGATACTGCGGCGGGACATTGTTGACAAGAACAAACAGCTGCGAAGACGTAATGTAGACTTTATAGGATGTATACCTGAGACCTGCCGACGGTACAAAGTGACTCGGGAGGACTTGGCGCTGGTTATGGCGAGCGGTTATGCAAAGGGGATCGTGGTGGATGGAGTAGTGAAGTCCGCCGAGCACCTGGGAGAAGACGATGCCAAGGTGCTGGAGTGTCTTGAGTGCCGAGAACTGTTTTCATTGAACGATGCCCGGGCTGGGCGATACTCCGCTACGAGCCTTACTTGCTCGGCCTGTCTGCGCGGTCTACATCAGATCGGCCCGGATAACTCTTGCTTTGGACGGCGCAAGGTGGTAAAAAACGGTAGGACGGCAGCGGAGGGATATTCCGAAGCCGACGTCGAATGCAGATTGCATTGCCGCGACCGTGCAGCGTGCAGGAAGTATATCGAGGAAAGGGAGAAGGGTATGGCAGAGTCAGTTGACAACCTGGAACTCGAGTCGGAGCTGGAGGGGGTTGACTTCAGCGACATCGAGGAAGAGGAAGAAGTTCCTGAAGTAGAACCTGAAACCAAAAAGCCCGCAACGTCGAAGAAGGCCGTGAAGCCGGCCGCGACGAAGACCGTCAAGGCAGCAAAGGCTGCACCGGCGAAAGCCGCGAAACCAACCAAGACGGTGAAAGCAGCCCCGGCCAAGGCTGTGAAGGCAACCAAGACGGTGAAAGCGGCTAAGAACGTGAAGAAAGCCGCTCCGGCTAAGGCTGCTAAAGCAGCGCCGGCGAAGCGCCTGCGCGCTGAACCTGGCCATGCGAAGACCCCGCGGAATACCCCATCGGGGAAGATCGACCCCAAGGTGGCATTGAAGAAGGGGCTGATCAAGCTGGATGCGAAGGGACGCGATCTGCCTTACAAGGATGGGAGCGTGATGCGCTACTACCTTGAGCAGGCGTTGCAGCCCGGCGGAGTCAGCGAGGACTCGCTCGAGAAGTGGGCGATGAAGAACGGCTACGACCACCGCTATCAGCGTGCGGTTCTGGTTTCCGGGCAGAACGGCGGCACCGCCGTACGGCCCTACGCCACGACCCACACCTGGAAGGTGGAAGTGAAGAATGGCCGCATCCGCGTGTACGACCTGAAGCGGATCGCCTACTACAAGAAGATCGGGCGGCTGTTCAAGAAATAACTTTTCTCTCGGAGAGGGAATAAACCGGCGTCGCTGACGCCGGTTTTCTTTTATAGAATGAACTTATGTCGGTGAAGGCGCGGTACAAAATTCTCTGTGGCGATGCGCTCGAGATGCTGAAAAAACTCCCCGACAATTCCATCCAAGTCTGCGTGACCAGCCCGCCATACTACAACCTCCGCGACTATGGAACAGCGACCTGGATTGGCGGAGACCCGAAGTGCGGCCACAAGCAGAAGATCGCCCGCTCGACAAAATCGAACTTGACCCAGCCGAAGAGCGGCAAGCGGAAGGTCGAAGAAGCTGGAAGGCCGTTTGGCTCTGTATGCCCGCTGTGCGGGGCGACGAGGACCGATCAGCAGATCGGCATCGAGGAGACTCCACAGCAATACATCGACCGGCTGGTGGCCGTCTTCGAGCAGGTGCGGCGCGTTCTCAAGCCGGGAGGGACCTGCTGGATCAACATCGGAGACAGCTACAACGGATTGGGCGCGCATTCTAATGAGCTGCGTGGGGCGAAAGCGCATCCGCTCGAACGTGAAGGGTGTTTGAAACAGGCTACGCATTTGGACGGCCTGAAGCCGAAGGACTTGATCGGCATTCCCTGGATGCTGGCCTTCGCTATGCGGAGCGCTGGATGGTACTGGCGGCAGGACATAGTCTGGTCGAAGACCTTCTGCCTGCCCAGCCCTATCAAGGATCGCTGCACCACTTCACATGAGCCAATCCTGTTTTTCTCGAAAAGCCGGTGTTACGAGTTCAATGCTGAGGCTATCGCCGAGCCTGCTGTGAGCGCGGGTACAACCTATGTAGTGAATGGCGAAGTGAAGACCATCGGTGAGATGAGGAATCGACGCAGTGTGTGGGCGATCGCTCCTTCATCGGTGCGAGATGAGCACTATGCACCGTTCCCGCAGGAGATTCCAAAGACCTGCATTCTCGCGGGCAGCGCCGAGAACGATATTATCCTGGACCCTTTCATGGGCAGCGGGACCACCGGGTTTGTAGCACTCAAACTCGGCCGCCGCTTTGTCGGCGTTGACCTTGATCCGCGCTCTGTGAAGATCGCTGAGAAGAGATTTGTGCGCGCCATCCCCAGCTTGGCCTGGGAGATGTACTAGCTGGACGCGAAAGGAGTTTTATAAAGTAGGGCATGGCTACGCAGCAAGCGAAGATTCCTGCAAAAAACTTTCGCGCCCTGATCAGAGGAATTCTAAAGTTCCGGCCTTCTGCAGCAGCGCCAACGTCCCAGATCGTCAACTTCTCTGTGAACAACGGCCGCGCCCGCGCCTCTATTGGCGGGGGCCAGGGCACCGTGATTACGACCGGCGCTGTACTAGCGACACGGGAGGTCGAACCATTCGGCGCTTATTACAGCCACCTGGAGAGCTACGCTAATCTGCTGCCGGACGAGGGCGACGTGGAGTTGTCCAGGACCGACGGGGATGTGCTGTTTTTGTGTGGGCCGAAACGCCGCCTCAAGCTGGCGCTGACCCCGGGCATCGTGATCCCGAGGCCCAAGGTGCCCGAGCCTTTCTTCGTGGCTGATGAGGAGACCGCGAAGATGCTGAAGTGGCTCGTGAGCGTAGCGGAGAAGGATGAGACCAAGCCGGACATGTGCTGCGTTTATCTGCGCAACGGCAGCGCCATGGCCGGGAATCAGAAGTGCATCGCCGTGGTGAAGCATGAGCGGCTGCCTGACGTGGAGTTGCCGCTGCCGCTGGCCGTATGCAATGTGCTCGAGCCGGGCGACAAGCTGGCCCGAACCGATAAGGGGCTGCTGCTGGTCAGCGGTGGATGCGTCTCTCAGATTCCGTATCTGATCCAGACCTTGCACTTCCCTGTAGGGACGATAGACCGCCTGGACAACGCTAAAGCTGAGAACTATGGGCACAGCACCGGCGACGCTATGAGAGTGGTGTTCAAGGAATCAGCTGATTGTGTGGCGCGGGTCCCGGGAGCGCAGGCCTGTGTGGTTCTGACCTTTGGCAAGGACGGAATCCAGGCTCGAGCGCAAAGCCAGAACGCGGCCTTCCGCACGGTGCTGGATGGGACGGTTGAGAAGGACGGTGAATTGTGGCTGGAGCTGCCGGAAGCTGAAGAGGCTCTGGACCTGTTTGCTAATGGTGATGTGTTCTGCAAGAAGCTGTTGCCCAAGGGTGAGGCGATGCTCGAGGGGAACGGGGCGAAAGCCTTCTTCGCCCCCGTGCATCCGATCGGTTAACCCGTCTTCTTCTTCGGCGCAGGCTTCGGAAGACGCACCGGCTTGGGAGGACGGAGCGCCACCGTAGCCTGGAGCTGTTTGATGTACCGACGCTCTGACCAAAAACTCATAACCCGACGGTAGCAAACTTTGAAATAGACGTCAAACTGAAGGGAGCACGAATCATGGACGTAGAAGGTTCTTCCTATACCGATGAGGACGTGACGAAGGCATTTCGCGATGGTGAGCGCTGCTATCTCTGCGGCGGCACTTCATGGCTGGCTGGGCCTGAAGCTGGTCTAAGCCGGAACATTGAGTGCGAGGGATGTGGTGTTGATCTCAACGTTTCACCGCTCTCCGTAGAGAGGATTGGCTGGAACCTGTCCGGCCGCTTCAATGATGACGGAACACTGAAACAGAAAATCCATGCCATTTGAAGAGCTAGTACAGGTTCGGACCGTCAAGCGAAAAAGCTTGAAGACGGACCCGCGCGGCTGCGAAGTGTGCCCGCTGAACGAGATCAAGGGAATTCAGAAGATCATGGGCACCGTCGAGGGCAAGTCCATTCTCATTGTCGGGCAGAGCCCAGGCCAGAATGAGAACCGCGAGGGACAGGAATTCATTGGCGATGCCGGAGAATTTCTCTGGAACGAGCTGGACCTGGTGGGAATACACCGTGAGGACTGCGACATCTTCAACGTGGTTCGATGCCTGCCAGCGGACCAAATAGCCGGGACCTACAGCTCGCGGCTTGTGATGCGGAGTCCGACGCCAGTCGAGATTCACTGCTGCTCTATCCACACTGAGGAAGCCCTGACGAAAACCAAGGCTCGGCACATCCTGATTCTGGGGCAGATCGCGCAGAAGGCATTTCTCAAGACCCGATCAGTCCCCGCGCAGAAGATTTTCTGGAGTGAGGAGCATCAAGCCAAAATCTATTTAGCCGACCACCCAGCGTTCTTTGTGCGTGGCTACGGAGCCGGAGCCAGGATCGAGGCGTTCCGCGAGACCATGAAGCAGCTGGCTGCTGATTGGCAGAGCGCCGACGACGACACAGCGTCCGACAACTATCGCTACCTGCGGGAGCAGAAATACCATCTGATCCTAACTGAGGAGAGGGCCTGGAATGTCGGCCGTTTTCTACTCGCGTACGCTCGCAAAGGCATTCGCGTATCCGCCGACATCGAGTACGACATCATCGACGGAAAGAAGCTGATCTTCGCCGTCGGTTTCAGCCCCAAACCGGGCTTGTCTTTCATCTTCGTGTTCGACCATCCGAAGATCGCGCAGGCGCCACGCGACAGCAAGAAGTGCCGTGAGATGGCCTGGGCGCTGCTCAAGGCTGAGAACGTAAAGAAGGTGATGCACTTCGGGTGCTCCGACGTGAACGCGCTGCGAGAGGCCGGCGTCGAGACCAAGGGATACGACTGGGATACGAATTACAGCGAGTATCTTTACTATCCCGATGAGCACAACAAATACGGACTGGCGAACATCGCTGAGAGGAGATTCCAGCAATTCTCCGGTTACAAGTCCATCATCTTTGACGATCTTTTTGACGCTGCGCCGCCGGGGGTCGAGCCCCCTGCCAATATCCGCAATGGCTCTTACGATGCTAAGGAAACGTGGTTGAAGCAGCACGACCTGTTTCACCTGACGAACCTGAGGCCAGACACGCTGCGCTTGTATACGGGAGGCGACGCCGATCTGACCAAGCGTATCGAGATCGACAACAAGAAGAAGGTGCCGCACGCGCTGGTGAAGCTGTACATGGACCTCGGGTTTTTGCTGCTGGCGATGGAGGACAACGGTCCCTGGTTCGACGAGTGGCAGCACCGGCAGGTGCATCGGCTCTGGCCGCATCTAGCTGCTGAGGCGCTCGAGAAGGTGCGGAAGATGATCGGAGACCCCGATTTCAACCCTGGCAGTTCCAAACAGGTCTACGACGCTATCTACCGGCGGCTCCATTTGCAATACCCGCTGCACAAGGGGAAGCCCAATACGCGAAAGCAGACCATGATGATGCTCTCGCGGGAGCACCCATTTCCGGGGGCTGTTCTTGCTTGGAGGAAGGCGAGTAAGGTTGTCTCCACCTACATTGACGGCCCCTATGAGGTAGCCAAGAGATTCGGTGGCCGTGTGAGGACTACGTGGTGGGCCACCGGCACAGCTGCCGGCCGGTTGTCGAGCAGCGGTGGTGATGAAGGGGGCATGAACCTGCAGAACCTGCACAAGGACAAGCGTCTGCAGAATCTCTACGTGTCCGATAAACGCTGGCGGCGAGTATTCAACGCGATCAAGAGCATTCTTAAAACCGAGCCGCGGGTGATGTGGGAGCAGCTGATCGAGCAGTGGGTTCGCGAGAATATGCCCGATCTCAAGACCTTTCTGATTCTGGACTACGGGCAGATTGAAGTGCGTGTGGCCGCGCAGGTGTCGGGCGACGAGAACCTGATCGCGGATTGCGCCTCAGCCGACATCCACAGCACAGTCGGATCGCGTATGACCGGTTGGAGTGTCGTGAAGATCAAACACGACAACAAAACCCGTACCTTGACCAAGAACGTCCACTTCGGGATTATGTTCGGCATCGACCGCCGGAACCTGTTTGAGTTCATCAAGGCTATGGACCCTGATTTCAACGGCACCGAGGAAGAGGTGTTCGCGCAGTTCGACCGCTACTTCGAGCGGTATACCGGCATCGCCAGATACATCGAATCGCAGCGGGAGCTGGCGCAGGATCAGGGGTATGTGGAGACGATATTCGGATTGCACCGAGCGCTGAACCTCACCAGCTTCCGCAAGGACTTCGATGACGAGGACGGTGATAGCGACGACTACATTGACGCAGCTGGTGAGAGGCAGACTTCGTGGCGCAATCAATGTATCAATACGCCGGTGCAGGGATCAGCCCACCAGCTGCTCGAGTGCGGGATGGTGAATATGGTGAGGAAGCCCCAAGAGTATACGGTCCTGGGAACGCCATCGATGGACGTACACGACGCACTCTACTTTATTGTGAACGTGCTGGAGCTGCAGGAGGCTTACCGCAAGGCGCGGTATTTGATGGAAGTGGATTCCCTCGCAACCGTGAAGAGCGACTTTCCTGAGATCGATTGGAAAGTGCCGATCGTGGTTGAGGCTGAGGCTGGGCTGAGGCTGGGCACGCGTGTGGAGCTGAAGGATGACCAGTTCACCGTGGGAGGCTATTTGCTGGATTGGTACAACGTGACTAAGAAGCAAATCCTTGATATGAAGAAGCAGCTGGATGAGCTGCCGGGGGCTGCATGATCGACCGCTTCGAGGGTGAGAACAGGTTTCTCTCCAACTTTTATCCGTCGCCCGTGATGTATCGGGGGATTGTCTACCCCTCCGTGGAGTGTGCTTTTCAGGCTGCGAAGACTTTGGACACCAAGGTGCGCGCTGAGTTCGCGCAGCTTACAGCAGCGCAGGCCAAGAGCCATGGGCGCAGGGTCAAGCTACGTGAGGATTGGGAGAGCGTGAAGTTAGAGATTATGGAGATACTGCTGCGACGTAAGTTCAAGGACTCGACGCTGAGAGCTAAGCTGCTCGCGACCGGCCAGGAACAGCTGATTGAAGGCAACTGGTGGCATGACACCTTTTGGGGGGTCTGCAACGGCGTGGGCGAGAACCACCTCGGCCGACTGCTGATGCGGGTGCGAGACGAGATTCGAGTTGACGGCCGCTGAATTTTATAGGATGTAATGATGGCGATTACCGCTGACGTGCTAATCAAACGACTGGCCTTGGTGGACGAGAACGTTCTTGTCGAGGCCGCGCAGCAGCCGCTGCGATTTGTCGATGCTGCCAGGTATCGTGTCGCCGCGATGAAGAACCGAGCACAGGTGACCGCCGAGCTTGGGTATTTGAAGAGCCGTCTTGCGATGGCCATCCGGGCTAAGGGGAATGAGGCTGGAGAGCGCGTCACCGACAAGGCTTGTGCTGAGCGTGTGGAGAAGCATCGACTGGTACGGGCGCTGAGCGCGAAGCTGGACCGAGCCTTGGAGCTTGAGGAGTTTGCTCGGCTGATCATGGAGGCCTACAGGATGCGCCGTGACGCGATTCGAGTGATTGCCGAGACCCAGATCGCTGAGGGTGTGAAAGAGGGGCATGAGGTTGATCGGATCGAGCAACGCCGCCGACTACATACAGCTGCACGGAATTTGGAGCAGAAACGGTCGAGAATCGAAGCCCCGGGCAACGATGACCCGGACATTGCCGACGGCGTGGAGCAGGAAGAGAACTTGAGATGAGCGACAAGCCGCTAAGTAAACTCGGCATTTCGGCTATTACCGTGAGCGTGGAGATAGCTGACAAGACCTACGGCTCCGGCGAGTCGTTGTTTATGTCGGTAGGATCGCGGCTGCCTGAATCCACGCCGGGTCTACCATTGACCGCTGATGAAGCCATTGACGACGGCATCGATAAATACCTCGTGGCCTGGCAGACGCTGCTTCAGGCTGCGTTGGCGGAAGGAAGGATTTCTCAGGGCGATTATAAGAGGCAGACGGTTAACACATTGCATAGAGTAAAGCAGGTTCGCGAACTCTATCGTCGGATCGTGAAGGCGGAAGCCGTATGATGTGCGGTATCTCAACTGGAGAAGAAGAAAATGGCGATCGACGAAAGAGAGTACGCGCGAAAGCGCGCCGAACAGCGGCAGCAGAGTTCCTGGTACAAGCTGAAGGAAGGTGACAACTGCTTCCGCATTCTGCCTACCCCGCCGTCCGATGATGTGCAGACGAACTGGTTTGAGTACGCTGTGCATCATGAGGTCGGACCTAAGAAGACAACCGTGCGCTGTGGCATCGACCCTGTGAGCGGCGAAGGTCAATGCTGGATTTGCGACAAGCTGATTCCGCATCTGAAAGCGAAGAAGCTGGAGCAGCGGGCGACGGCCCTGGCGCCTCGGGCCAACGTGCTGATCCAAGTGGCTAAGGTGGATGAGAATGGGAAGATGACCGGGCCTTATCTCTTTACCCCAGCCAAGACCCTGGCCGACCAGCTGCTGGCGTCGATCTTCGGATCGCGGAAGCGCAGCTATATTGATCCCGTTCGGGGATACAACATCAATGTGAGCCGCACCGGCACCGGAAGGCTGGACACCAAATACGGAATGCTCGAGCCTGACCAGGACTCGACAGCCGTTCCCAAGACATTGCTGGCCAAGGTGCAGCCCTTCAGTGAGCTGAAGGAAGTGCCTGTTTACTCGCAGGCCAAGCAGCAGGCCGCTTACAGCGGCAAGGATGTGGCTGAGGAGCCGGAACAAGATGAAGAAGAGCCACCCCGCCGCCGCGCCCGTGTTGCTGCGCCTGTCGAAGAGGAAGAGGTTGCGGACGCTGGTCTGGATGATGACGAGCTAGCCACCGACGACGTCGGCGACGAGGACCTGGTGGACGACCCGGACCCTGATGCTGAAGAGGAGCCGGCGCCACCCAGACGGGCGGCGAAGCCTGCTGCGAAGCCGGCCGCAAGGCCAGCTGCGCGGAGAGCCGCCCCGGTGGAAGAGGAAGAGCCGGAGGCGGAACTGGCCGGCGACGATGAAGAGCTGCTCGAGGACGATCTACCGGATGAGATCGACCTCAACGACCTCGGCGACGAGCCGCCGCTCGAAGAAGAGGAAGAGGCGCCTGCTCCGAAGCCACGGGCCGCAGCTAAGCCCGCGGCGCGGCCAGCAGCGAAACCTGCGGCACGGCCTGCCAGCAAGGTAGCGGTGCCCGCACCGAAGCCGAAGGCGCGGCGATAACCGATCAAACTGTGAGTGGGGCCCGAACCTGGGCCCCTTGCATCTAGGAGCAGATATGGCTGTGCCCAAACCCAAAGCTAAGAAGGTGGCGAAGCAGAGCGAGCGTGAGATGCAGGCCATCGAAGACGCCGTTGACAAGGCCGGCGAAGAGTTTGATGAAGAGCAAGAGACCGAGGACCTTGTAGAGGACGTTGGGATACAGATCAACGGCGACGAAATTCAGGCTGCGGTGCGAAAGATGATGAAGCTGTCGCTGTTTGAGCCGCCGGAGAATTTCTGGTTGAACACAGGATCGCCGGAACTGAACTCCGTTTTCGGCTCACGCAAGCTGGGCATTCCCTACGGCAAGGTGATCGAGGTAGCTGGGCCCGAACACTGTGGAAAGACGCTAATTGCCAATGTGATGATGGGCATGGCGCAGCGTGATGGAGCCGCGGCGGGATATATCGATTTGGAAGAGAGCCGCGACGCCAACTGGGCAACCAAGCTGGGTGTGAATTGGGAGGCTGTGACAAAAATCTATCCTGAGCTGGTGAAGCAGAAAAGCGGCCCGCCGATGCTGTTGAGCGCCGAGCAGATTTGCAATCAGGCCGAGCAGGCCATGTATCTGCTGCACAAGGCCGGGGCCAGAAAGCAGTTCTGGTTTCTGGACTCTATCGCCATGCTGATACCAGCGACGCAGATGGAAGCTGGGCTGACCGGAATCAATATGCGGACGAAGCTGGCCCGAGCCGACTTTCTAGCTACACTGATGCCGAGATGGGCTGGCCTGGCTGCGAACTACAACGCGTTGATGCTGGTGTCCAACCAGCTTCGAGCTAAGATCGGCTCCTTTGTGATGGGCGATCCCGACGAGACCACCGGCGGCAGGGCCCTGCGTCATGTAGCCTCGATCAGAGTCCGCGGCAGGCGCTTAAAGGGTGGAAGACTGAAGCAGGGAACCGCTATAGTAGGATTAGCTGGTGTTTTCAGGAACACCAAGAACAAGTCGGGTGGAGGGTCCGTAGAGGGATGCGAAGCGGCCTTCAAAGTCCGTTGGGACAGGCCCAAAGCATCCGTCAAATTTATGCCCGTCGCGGAGCTGAAAGCCGAGATGGGGGAGGAGAAATAAATGCCGCCGAAGAAAACGCAAGATACGCCTGAAAGCGTAGCCGGGCCTACGGCCGATGAACTGAGGATTGAGCAGCTGCAGGATGACCTGGAGGCTGCCAACGGCACTATCGCCCTACTGCGCCAAGAGGTGAGTGACATTGGCACGAGCCTGGACGCGCAGAAGAGATTACGTGCTACTGAGCGTGAGACACATCAAATGGAGCTGGCCAGGGCACAGGATACGATCAACGCTCAACTGACCCGCGTACAGACCGGCATTATCAGCAAGAAGGCCGCGACGCCCGAGGAGGCTGTCGGCAACATCATCGCCTTCTTCGCTGCTGTGGCTCTGGGCGGGCCTGCGGCTAGTCTGCGGCACGCCGTGCATGAGATTGCGGAAGGGTTGGACCGGGAAGGCAAAGCGAAATTCAGGGAGTACGCGATGCGGCTGCGTAGTGCCGCTGAGGCTGCTGAGCAGGAGACCGCGACGATCGGCCTTTGATGGGGATGACCTATGAAATTCGACACGCTGGAGAAAGCGCGACGTGTTTTGCCGTCCTTCGCCTTTCCACTTCTTGAGAAGAGCGGCGATCTGGGTGCCCTGCGTCGTTGTGTGAGGATCGAGAGGGACCGGATCAAGGTTGAGGTGCTGGAGGCCATGGCCGCGACTCACAGCGGTTATTATGCTACCCCTGAGATCAAAGAGATGCAGCGGAGGCATCTGCAGTTAGATAATTTCTTGAACATAACCGGAGGGACGTGGTGAAGCTGGTTTGTGGAGTTGTGGACGGGAACGGGGTGAGGAGAATCCTCGCCGCTGAGAGCACGCCTACGCTCCAGAACATCGACGACCTGGCGCTGCTGGCTCCTGAAGGGTCATGTGACTGGGGGCCGGAAGCGGAGGCATGTGAGAGTGAGACTACAGCCAAAATTATTCTCTCTTGCGTGGCTAAGTGGGATATTGCTACTGTCTATGCTCGGCGGTACGCCGAGGATGTGGTGAGCAAGCTGGGCACCGACCAGATGTGGATTTTGCCTCTTGAGGAGATCGAGCAATGGCTGACGGAGAACAGAAAAGTGGCGTAGAAGACAGTCAGCTCTCGCTCTCCGCTCGCCCCAAAACTCTGGATGGCCTAATCGGACAAGAGAGAACTGTACGGGCCATTCGAGGCCATATCAAGACCGGCCGCTATCCTAAAGCGTGGCTGTTCTACGGCCCTAAGGGCACCGGCAAAACGACCGCCGCACGAATCATATCCCTGTCTTATCAGTGTGAACATCAGCAGCACTTCGGGCGCCCCTGCAACGCCTGTCGCGCTTTGTCTCCGATGGGGATTTTAGAGGGCGTATGGGGAGCCTTTCCTGTAGTCGAGATTGATGGAGCTACAATTTCGACGAAGGAAGAAATGACCGATGCCATGTACGCCTGCCGTTCCGGCATCATGGGGGCTGGGAGATACCGCATCTACATCGTGAACGAGGTGCAGCGATGCAGCAAGGCCTGCCTCGACATCTTCCTGTCGCGCCTCGAGGACACGCCGCGCAGCACTGTTTTTATTTTCACCACCACCGACCCGTCGGAACTTTCTGAGCCCTTCCGTTCCCGCTGTCAGTGTTACGAATTCAGGGAGCTGGCGACCGACGACGTTGAGAAGCTGGTGGAGCGGTTGCTGAAGAGAATCAGCAGCGATCTGCCTGTGGATCGGCTGACCATGGCGCTGGCCGATGCCAAGGTGTCATCACCGCGGCTGGTCGCGCAGGCCGTGGAGAAGTACGCCGCTGGTTGTGACCCCGAAGAGGCAGCGACCGTGACCGGAGCGCCGGAGCTGGACATTCTAGGGCTGTCGAAGGCCATTACCCACGGAGACTGGATCGGGGCATCGAGGTATCTGCAGATGATTAAGAGCGGCCAGGCCCGCGCTCTGCGGATGATGATGATGAAGTATCTGCGTGAGCAGCTGCTCGAGTCATCGGAGATCGGGCCCAGAGCCGACAACATTGCGATGGCCATCGACTTGATGACGTCGGTAGCCAACGCTGAGGATTCGCTGGTCTATGCAGCAATATGCAGCAGCGCCTACAGCCTTTGTAAACTTTTCGCGAACTATACGGTGTGAGGTGGGAGATGAAAACTAGAGTCTACATCGCCGGTCCTTATACGAAGGGAGATGCAGCGGTTAACGTGAGGAACGCATTTGAGGCGGCAACCCGTTTGGCGGACCTGGGATTTGCTCCGTATGTTCCGCACACCACGCATTTCTGGCACATGATGTTTCCACACCCGTATGAATTTTGGCTTGCCTTGGATGATGAATTCTTGTCGGTATGCGATGTGCTTCTGCGGCTTCCGGGAGAGTCGAACGGCGCTGACAAAGAGGTTGAAACCGCTTTCCAACGTGGGATTCCTGTCTACCGTAGTATCGAAGAATTGATTGGGCATTTTACTTTATGAGGAGAACGATATGGATTGTAAAGACTGTAAGTGGGCTGCGAGAGCCAAGAGAGCGCCGGATTATCTGCGCTGCCATCTGAACCCTCCGCAGCTCGTGAGCATCAAGAACGTTGAGGGGAACCGCAAGGTGACGGGATTCTTCCCCATTGTCAACGAAGGAGACTTCTGCTCCTATTGGGAGGCACGACCCGATGCGCCTGCTGCTAACTTCTGATTGGCAGGCCGACTTCAGCAATTTGCAGGAGTGCGAGACCTCACTGGAAGAGCTGCTTGAGGCCGCAGCCAGGTACAAGCCTGCGGCGATCATTCACTGCGGCGACCTGAAGGAAGCCTATTCGCCGATCGACACCGAGGTGGTGAAGTTCTGCGTTCGAGCAGTGCGGCGCGTCTGCGAGGCCGGATACCGCTTCATTATTCTGCTCGGGAACCATGACCGGGTAAGCCAGTCGGCTGAGTCGAAGGACTGGCTGGATGTGATGCAGGCGGCTGGGGCCGAGGTCGTTACCCGCCCCGCGGTCAAAAAGGTGGGGAATTTGGTTCTGGCGTGTCTTCCCTACATGGCGCTAGGCCAAGACACCATCCGGGCTGCGCAGGCTCTTCTACGGTCAACCCAGAGGGCCCCAGGGGCCAAAATTCTGCTATTCCACACGGAATTGGCGGGTTCTGAGCTGAATTCAGCTGGCCGGGTAGGGGTCGGCCCAACGGCCGAGGAGCTGGGATTCAGCCAGTACACAGCCTGCTTCGGCGGCCATATCCACAAGCACCAGAAAATAGACCAAAACGGCTGGTATGTCGGAGCACCGTTTTGCCAGGATTGGGGCGACGCCAACTCCAGCCGCGGGCATCTGCTGGTGGAGGTATTCGATGACGCGAGAAAGTGGGTTAAGGTCACGCAGCTGCGGACCAAGATTCCGCATTGGTATGACGTGGAGTACCTCGAGAAGAACGGAATCATTCCCGAGCCTGGAGCCTATGTCCGCTCGCGAGTGAAT